ATTGGCCTCGCCCTGCGCTCGGATCGGTGGGCTGGAGCAGATTTCTGGCAAGACGCCTGCCAGGTGTTGACCCTGCAAGATCTGATCGACCGATGTGAGGTGATCGACCTTGGCGTTGATGGCGGCGGCCTGGACGACTTGCTCGGCGCATACGCCATCGGGCGCGAGAAAGGCACACAGCGCAAGCTTGGCTGGGGCCATGCATGGGCGCATCCGTCTGTGCTCGAGCGGCGCAAGGATATTGCACCGTCCCTGCGTGACTTCGCCAAGGCCGGGCACCTTACCCTGGTCGAGCGCGTCGGCGATGACGTGGAAGAGCTGGCCGACATTGCCGAGCAGATTTTTGATTCTGGATTGCTCGACAAGATCGGCGTTGACCCTGTTGGGCTTGGGTCGATTCTGGACAAGTTCGAAGAGCGCGGAATCCCTGCTGACCGCGTTGTCGGCGTAAGTCAGGGCTGGAAGCTGGGCGGCGCTATCAAAACAGCAGAGCGCTGGCTGGCAGACGGATCTTTCTCGCCCGCAACTCAGGCGTTGATGAACTGGTGCGTCGGCAACGCCAGGATCGAGCCCAGGGCAAACTCCGTACTGATCACCAAGCAGGCCAGTGGCTCAGCCAAGATTGACCCATTGATGGCCATGCTCAACGCCGTGTCGTTGATGTCGCTCAACCCTCCCGCCGCACACAAGGCATTCCAGTGTTTTTTTGTTTAGCGCTGTGATAGCCTGTCGCTAATAACCATCGCCAATCTATCGGTGTTCACTATGGGCATGAAAGAGCTAGCCGAAAGCACTGATCGCGTTTACAGCGTCGTGACCATCAAGGCTGTTGACGACGAAAAGCGCGAGATTGTCGGCATTGCCTCGACCCCGTCAACTGACCGCATGGGCGACATCGTCGAGCCCATGGGCGCCGAGTACGCTTTGCCCATCCCGCTGCTCTGGCAGCACGACAGTCGTCTCCCGGTCGGTTCTGTGGTGACCGCCAAGGCCACAAAGGGCGGCATCGAGATTCGCGCAACCATTCCGAAGATCGAGGCGCCGGCAGGACTGGCAGCCCGGCTCGAGGAAGCGTGGCAGTCCGTCAAACACCGCCTGGTCACTGGCCTATCGATTGGCTTCAGCCCGCTCGAATACAGTTTTATGGACAACGGTGGCATCCATTTCACTAAGTGGGGCTGGAACGAGCTTTCGCTTGTGACGATTCCGGCGAATGCCGAGGCCACTGTAACCAGTATCAAGTCGTTCGATGAAAAAGCGCGTGCCGCGTTAGGCAAGACCGCGCAAACAGTCGTGCGAAGTGATAACCCTGCCGGCGCTTCGGCAAAGCATGTAACCGCAAGAATTCAAATCCCGAAGCCCCAGGAGGGCCACGCAATGAATATTCAAGAGCAGATTAAGGGCTTCGAGGCGACCCGCGCCGCCAAGTCCCAGCGTATGCAGGAGATCATGGAAAAGGCGGCCGAAGAAGGCCGCGGCCTGGACGCTGCTGAGGCCGAAGAGTTCGAAGGTCTGGAAGGCGAGTTGAATGCCGTTGACGACCAGCTCAAGCGCCTGGCTACCATGGAGAAGCTCAACGTCTCCAAGGCTACCGTGGTCGAAGACCGGTCCAAGATGAGCACCGACCGCGTGCCGGCCGTGCCGAAGGTCACCGAGAAGCTGGCGAAGGGTATCGAGTTCGCCCGATTCGTTATGTGCTTGGGCGCCGCTAAGGGCGATCTGTCCACTGCCAGTGCGATTGCGCAGAAGCGCTTCCCGCACGCTGAGCGCATCAATATGGTGCTCAAGGCTGCTGTTGAGGCGGGCACCACCACTCACGAAACCTGGGCTCTCCCGTTGGTCGAGTACAACCAGTTCGCTGGTGACTTCGTGGAGTTCCTGCGCCCGATGACCATCCTCGGTAAGTTTGGCCAGGGCGGAATCCCGAGCCTGCGCCAGATCCCGTTCAACGTGCATGTCCGTGGCCAGACCACTGGCGGAACAGGCTACTGGGTTGGCCAGGGCGCGCCTAAGCCGCTTACGAAGTTCGACTTCAACGACGCTTACCTGGGCTTTGCGAAGGTGGCAAACATTGCCATCCTGAGCGAAGAGCTTCTGCGCTTCAGCAACCCTAGCGCAGAATCCCTGGTTCGTGACTCGCTGGCTCAGGCCCTGGTAGAGCGCCTGGACACCGACTTCGTGGATCCGGCCAAGGCATTGGACGCCAACGTTTCCCCGGCATCCGTCACCAACGGGGTTACCCCGATTGTGGCTACCGGCACCGGCGATGCTGATGATGTGCGTACCGACGTGAAGGCTGCGATGACCACGTTCATTGCCGCGAACATCACGCCTACCGCTGGCGTGTGGATCATGTCGGCGCGCCGCGCTCTGTCGCTGTCGCTGATGCGTAACGCGCTGGGTCAGAAGGAGTTCCCGGACATCACCATGCTCGGCGGCACCTTCGAGGGCTTGCCGGTGATCGTGTCGGAGTACGTGCCTGCTGAAACCGCTGGTGACTTCGTGATCCTCGCGAACGCCTCTGACATCTGGCTGGCAGACGATGGCAGTGTTGTGGTTGATGCGTCCCGCGAAGCTTCGCTTCAGATGCTGGACAACCCGACCAACAACAGCGCCTCCGGCACGCCTACCACGATGGTATCGATGTGGCAGACCAACTCGGTGGCAATCCGCGCCGAGCGCTGGATCAACTGGCAGAAGCGCCGCACCGCTGCCGTTGCTGTGCTCTCTGAGGTAAACTGGGGCGACGCGTAAGCTGATCCCTTAGAATGGCCCGCTTCGGCGGGCTTTTCTTTATGCACCACGGAGACACACGATGAGCAAGATCAAACTGGTTGCAATCAAGCGCTGCCCATCAGCGAAGCCAGGCGTTGAATTCTTTGCCAGTTCATCCGAGGCAAAAGCCCTGGTTGCGCTTGGCCTGGCAAAGCGCCTGACGCCCCCTGCATATTCGCAGGCAATGCCTGTAATTCCCAATCTCGACGTGCCTGTTGTTGTCCAGACTGCCGACGAGGCCGTCACCGTCGATACTCCGGCGATGGATCTGCTGGTATCCAAGACGGTCGAGGAATTCGCCAAAGAATCCGGCGTCGATCTTTATAAGATCGTCGGCACCGGTCATAATGGGCGCATCACCCGCAAAGACGTCGAGTCCGCTATTCAGGCGGTCTAACCATACAGAGAAAGTCGATGCGCCTATTTGGGTTTGAGATCAGCAGGAAAAAAAGCCATGTCGCCCCGGTGGACAATCGGGGCGGCTGGTTCCCATGGATCCGCGAGCCCTATGCTGGCGCATGGCAGAACAATGATTCATGGACCATTGATAGTGTGCTGGCCTATCACGCCGTCTATGCCTGCATCAGCCTGATATCGTCCGACATCGGCAAGCTGCCGGTCGGCATATCGCGGATCGATAGCAATGGCATCTGGAGTCCGTCGCGCGGACTGGCCAAGGCCATGGTTCTCAAGAAGCCGAATCGATTTCAGAACCACATCCAGTTCAAAGAGTGGTGGATGATTTCCAAGCTCGTGCGCGGGAATACGTACGTCCTGAAAGAGCGTGACCCGATGGGCATCGTCGTTCGCCTGTATGTCCTCGATCCATGCCGCGTACAGGTTCTGGTTGCGACCGATGGCTCTGTCTACTACCAGCTCGCCCAAGACGCACTGAGCGGCCAGGAAGAAACCAGCGTCACCGTGCCGGCCAGCGAGATTATCCACGACCGAATGAATTGCCTGTTTCATCCGTTGGTTGGCGTGTCTCCGTTGTACGCGTCCGGCCTGGCCGCGAGCCAGGGCCTGAAAATTCAGAACGACTCGAACAAGTTCTTCGAGAACGGCGCGAGCCCTGGCGGCGTGCTTACCGCCCCCGGCGCCATCGGCGACGATACCGCGGCGCGATTGAAGGCTCACTGGGACGCCAACTACAGCGGCACCAATGCCGGTAAGGTCGCAGTGCTTGGTGACGGCCTCAAGTTCGAGCCGATGCGGATGACCGCAGTCGACTCGCAGCTTATCGAGCAGCTCAAGTGGACCGCTCAGGTGGTTTGCTCGACGTTCCATGTGCCAGCCTGGAAAGTCGGCGTCGGCGACCGACCAGCGAACACCAACATCGAAGCGCAGACAAAGGACTACTACAGTCAGTGCCTGCAAACGCATATCGAATCCATGGAGCTTTGCCTTGATGAGGGGCTAGAGCTTGACGATGGATTCGGCACCGAGCTTGACCTCGACGTACTGTTCCGCATGGACAGCCAGACCCTGATGAACACGCTGAAAGAAGGCGTCGGCGCCGGCATTATGGCCCCGGACGAAGCCCGCAAAAGGCTCAACCTGTCTTCGGTCGATGGCGGCAAGACCCCGTATCTTCAGCAGCAGAATTACAGCCTATCGGCACTCGCCGCGCGTGACGCAACCAACCCGCTCGCATTGCCGCCGCCTACCCCTGATCCGGCGCCAGCAGATGACGCGCCAGAAGACATAGACGATCAGGCGCGCATGTTCGCGCTGCTCATTGAAAAGGAGCTGTCCAGTGCTATCCATTCGTGAGCTTGAGGCTCAGGCAAAAGCCCTGGCCCCGGTCCTGAGGGGTCTGGTAGACCGTGCTGTCGAACTGTTGCGCGGTGAGACCGACAAGCTCAAAGAGGACGTTCTGGCGGCCATTCCGAGCGCCGAAGAGATCGCCAAGCAGGCTGCGGCGCTGGTCGTCATCCCTGAGCCGAAAGCCGGAGATCCTGGCAAAGATGCTGATCCTGTTGAGGTCGCAAGGCTGGTGCTGGCCGATCTCCCCGAACCTAAGGATGGCGCATCGGTAACCGTGGAAGACATGCGCCCGATGCTGGAGGAATTGGTCGCCGCAATCCCGCCAGCCGCCCCAGGCAAAGACGCTGACCCGGAAGAGGTAAGGCGCATGGTCGCCGACGCTGTGGCCGAGATCCCGCCGCCGAAGGATGGCGAGAGCGTCACAGTTGACGACCTGGCCCCGGTCATCACCGAGCAGCTGGCCAAGGCCGTCGCCGAGTTGCCAAAGCCGAAGGATGGCGCTAGCGTACCGATTGAAGATGTGCAGCGCATGGTTGCCGAAGAGGTGGCCAAGCAGATGGCTGCCATCCAGATGCCAGAGCCCAGGCATGGCGATGATGGGCGAGATGCGTTGCAGCTGGAAATTCTACCGGCCATCGATCCAGAAAAGAGCTACCCGCGCGGCACCTATGCGACCCATGGCGGAGGGCTGTGGCGCGCCTATGAGTTGACCAAGGCCATGCGCGGATGGGAGTGCATCGTCGATGGCGTGGCTGGCTTGGATGTCCAGCAGGACGATCACCGCGGCATTACCGTTGCCGTGCAGATGGCAAGCGGCAGGCTCGAGCACAAGTCGTTCCAGTTACCGGCGATGATCTACCGCGGCGTATATCAGCCAGGTATGCACCACCCGGGCGACACCGTTACCTGGGGCGGCAGCCTGTGGCACTGTGACGCGCCGACAGAGGATAAGCCGGGCGAGGTCGGTAGCAAGGGCTGGACCCTGTGCGCCAAGAAGGGCCGCGACGGCAAGGACGGAACCAATGGCCGCGACCTGACTAAAGGGGTGCCGATCAAATGATGTTCGTGACGCTCGAGCAGGCCAAAGCGCAGATTGAGATTGACCACGACGATAGCGATGACTTGATCGTTGGATACATCTTGTCCGCATCGGCAGCGGTTAAGAATTATCTAAAATCTGGTTCGGTATTCGAGCTTGAGCGCGACGCAGATTTCAATCCGGTTTTAGATAGCAATGACGACCCTGTCTATCAAGAGGATAGCAGTGGGGGCAAGATCATCAGCTACGTGGTCCAGGCGGCAACCCTGATCCTCGTCGCCTACCACTTCAAGGACCGCGACAACAATGCATCAGGCGAGTTCGAGCAAGGCTATTTGCCCAAGCCAGTGACTGCACTCCTGTACCCGCTTCGCGATCCGGCGATAGCGTAATGACCATAGCAGCCGGCCGCCTGCGCCATCGGATCGACATCCAGCAAAAGCAGACTGCGCAGGATCCTGTGACCGGCGAGCAGACCGATACATGGGTCACGCTATGGGAGAAAGTCCCTGCCGCCATCGAGCCGCTGAGCGCGCGTGAATTTATCGCCGCCCAGGCTATGCAATCGCAGATCACAGCGCGCATCGTGATCCGCTATCGCGCCGGACTGGATGCGACTATGCGCATCCTGCACAACGGGAAGATCTACAATCCGGCCGGATTCCTGCAAGACATGGTCAGTGGACTTAGCTATCTGACGATCCCATGCAGTGAAGGCGTGAATGCAGGATAACGTCAAGCCATTGAATGAATTAATGAGGTGCACCAATGAGCAAGGGAAATACGTTCGAAAACGATTGGCTTAAGCTGATCTTCAACGCCACTGCAATCGCCAACAT